ACCTGCTACAGGTTCTCTGATTCCGTCGATATCGACAGGAGGTGCTGCAATGAATGCAACGATGAAACATGCTGCTGCTGTGAGTAAGCATGGGATCATGAGTACACCGAACCAACCAACATATATTCTGTTGTCAGTTGATGTTACCCATTCGCAGAACTCAGGCCATCCCTTTAGGATACCACCAGATCTACGTGTTAGATTTGAGGTTGTCATTAGTAAGACGTTTGTAAGTAGGGTGCCAAGGGTAGACACGAAACTTATTTCCAGCAACCCCTCGCTACTGGATATTAGAGACGATGTATTAGACTGACTATAGGTCTCGGTTTGCGATCAGTTGTATTATTTATCTTAGCATATCGTAACATTTTATGTCAACATATAAGTATATTTACCTAAATGCTGATCAGTAAAAATGATGACTACCATAAGATGTGCTTATCTATTATGTCTGCAAGAAGTATATGTGCCTGTTTATTTGGGTGATGGGAGATAGGATTCACTAATTGTTTTTTCAATAAAAATTTTATCCTATCACTGTCAAGTGTCCAATCAGAAAAATGATAACTGTCTGTTTTGAAAGACAATCCTTCACTTTTACAAAGATAACTCATCAAATCTCTAGGATTTTCATCACCCATTATCATGTTTGAACTTTCATAATCATAATCATGATGATTAAATGTATCGAACCAATAATTTTTTACCCCGATCATGTTGAAATACTTATCCCAATGTTGTATTTGAGTTGATAATCGGTTTACTTCTATGTCATGATCGTAGTGATACTTTCTTAGTATGGTGTTCAAGTCTTGTCTGTCATCAGTCATAAAATGACTTTTATATTTTTTATCCTTGAGATTCCACAATTCCATCCTCGCTGTGGAAGTTAGTCCCCATAAAACTATTACATTATCATATTTTTTATAGTCATCTGTGTTGAAATATTGTTCTGCTTTTCTGAATTGTTTTGAATTTGATGATGCAGGTTTTGAAAGATTTATATTTACATAGTTATGTTTCCTTGCCAGTATTGTTCTAAAACAATATTCATTCCTTAGTTGTCTACCTTCCCCTTTGTTTTGATACTGATCATATTCCTCCATAGACATTTTGATATGTTTGTCAGGATCATACCAACTTCCTATACCTGCCGTCCAACTACAACCAAATGTTACGAGTGCATTCATGTCTTAGGCAACTTTGGGTTGAGAACATTATTTGTCACGTAATCTTTGAAAGACCAACCCCAGTCCCATACGTGCATCTCATGAAGTTCTTGTGGTAGATCAATCAATCCCAGTGATCTCTTTAATCTTCTGACCCAGAAAGAATTATTTTTATTTGAACTTCTATTTCCTATTTGAAATCCCTTATCAAAAATCAAATTTATCTTTGTTTGTATAGAATACTTTCCATGGGTTGTTTTGATGGTTGTAGGATCATACCACCATGAACCCTCTGGAACCCATGCAGGTTCTTGTAATCTGCTGTCCCACTTAGAGGGATCTTTGACCTCTTGCCATTGGACTTGCCATATTTGATGCTCATCTTCTATACCAGTGATAGGTCTTATCTCTTTCAATAAGTCATAACATTCTTTTAGTATATCATCATAGGTGCTGCTTGTAGTAAAATGACCTGCCTGTGGATGTCTTTTGTTTCTAGCTTTTTTAGCGGTAGGTGATGTAAGATCAAGTCCTATTGTTTCCCAATCATGTATCCTACTCCACTTCAAACCAGTGAGTTGTCTTGCACAGTCAAATGATATTTGATCTCTATTAGATCCTATTTTACTGTATTTCCACCATAGGTCATGAAACTCTGCCATCTCATCATCAATCTGTCTCCATATACATGTCAGAACTGGTGAAAAATATTTTTTGAAATCATAATCAACTTCATTCAAAGCGTTTACAAGTTCAAGCATCTCCTCTCTTGTATTGAAGTTAGCACCAAACCCCTCCATGATTTCATTATGGAACGTAAATCTATGTGGGTGTAACATATGTGTGAGTGGCACATCTTTGAGTATTTTTTTACAATTATCCACCCACTGTTTTGTATGCACATAACATCCATCCAACCACACTGTTTTAGATCCGTATGGAAATAATTTGTGTGGGCATATCTTAGCGTAAGAAGACAGTCGTCTTGGATCATCTACCTCATCGTAAACATGAGCAGGTATATCTCTGAACTCCCATGGCCCTTTCTTCTCTACATTTCCGTCCGTGAAACAAACATATTTTACATCAGGATCATAATACATATCATCAGGTATGGTATCATACCAATTTGTTATGCTAGTATAAATTATTATCTGATCTTTCTCTGGATCATCCCATTCAATAGCGTAAGAGTACACACCTGCATCACCATAAAAAGGTTCACCTGTAATGCGATCAGTTCCTGTTCTAAAATAATCTTTCCAATCAAATAAACCTGTGACCTCAGTCAGTAGATCTACGAACTCAATAATATCAACTTCTTCTTCATGATATATGTAATCACCTGTTCTATTATCCCACCACTCACCATCTGGACTTGCATCTGAAAAACGATTTATAAGATCCCTTGAATACACTGTCTCAGATTTTTGTGGAACAAGTTGATAAGCAACTGAGAATGCAAGTTGATCTCTTACACCACCCCTGTTGTACCACTTCCACCAAGTCTTATTGAACTCATGATCATTCCAACTTCTCCAAATTATTGTGCATAAAGGTGAAAAATATTCTTCAAAATCAAATTGTGTTTCTGATAGTTCAGTTGTAAACTTTAGTATATCATCTGGATCTACCCACCCTTTACTAACATACTCTGCACACTCCTCAAGGTATGTGTGTTTGTGTGGGTGCTGCATATATGTAAACCCACCTTTACCTATTATCTCCTCACTCAATTTTTTGAAGTCATCATTGAGTAAGTGAACTTTAGATGCATCAATGTAAACACTAGGTCCTTCAAAAGGACACAATATTTTATCTTTTCTACTACTCCTTACAGGATCACCTAAATCTTCCACCTCTGTTATGACCTTCACCCACGGTGGTGCTTGTAAATCCTCAATATAATTGTTAGTGTTGATGGTGTAATAAATTGTCATCAGTATTCATCAATAATATTATACACCTTCATGTAAAAACCATGATCAGGGTATGAGGTATATAGTTTTGGATTCAAACCTGTTATTTTTTTCAAATCTAAAAGCAATTCTCTCTGTTTTTTATATTGTTTCATGTCACCATTTTGAGGGTGCATACCCTTTCTACCTATCTTATTAAAATAACCTAATGGTACACCAGAATCATTCCTTTTTTCATAGACAGATGGTATAAGTCCACTAAATTTTAGTGCAGCATCATAAGATATTTGATCTCTATTACATCCTACAAGTGACCATTTGTACCACAACTCATTGAACTTATTCATCTCAGGACTCATAGTTCTCCATACGATAGTGCCGAGAGGACTTCCATAAGTTCTAAAATTGTATCCAGATTCTTTCAATTTCTTTGTCAATTCTATAGCATCATCATATGTGAAGAAAGCACAAGTAAATCCCTCCAACATCTCATCAAAGTATGAGAACTTTGACGCATGTCTTAGCATCGTAAACGGAAAACATCTTACACTTCTCTCGACAAATTGTTTTGTGTGCAAATAACACCCGTCTATCCATATTGTGTGTGTGCCCTCAGGAAAAAACATATGTGGATTCGCTTTAGGATAGAAAGATAACCTACGTGGACAATCGATATCTACATCTAATTTTATGTACTCCCATGGTTCAACAGTGGTATCTACAGTGCCATCATGAAAACAAACATATCTTATGTCTGGGTCATAATAATTATTCTCAGGGAATTCATCGTATCCATTAGTGATACATGTATAGATGACAATATCTTTCTTATCAACACTATCATTCATGTCAAATGGTAAGTACTTAATATTTGCATATGTTTGTTTTACTATGAGTGAGTTATCCCAACCATCAAACACTTTACATAAATCATGAACAAATTCTATTCTTTCTGCTCTGCTTGGAGGTGTGTGCATATTGTACGCTGCTTCATATGGGAGTCTCCTTCTTCTTTTGTTACCGATATTGACTATATGATCAACTCTCTCTGCACTCAAGGTAAGGAATTCTGCAATAGAACTTGATACTTGATCTCTATTCACCCCATTCATATACCAATCTCTCCAAGTGATGCACCAATCTATGACACTTGGAGTCAATCTCCTCCAAATCACACAGTTTATTGTTTGTTTGTAATCTGATAACTTATATCCTTGATCCTTTATTCTCTCTGCCATTTCAATACATTCTTCTTTAGTGGAGAACCCATGAGAATATAATTTAGAGAACTCATGTATAAGTGATCTCTTTTCTGGGTGTGTTTGTAGAGCAAAATCTTTTGTCTTGAACAATTCAAGAGAATATTCTACAACTCTCTGATCAACAGGATAACACCCATCTATCCACACTGTTTCAGAATTTTCTTTGAAGAAAAGGTGTGGACAATGTTTAGGTAAATATGATCTCCTTACAGAGCAAGTAATATCTGATTGTAATTCAATGTATTTCCATCCATCCGCATCTGGTTTTTCACCATCATAAAAACAAATGTATTCAACCTCTGGATGAATGTATGGTGATTCTAATTTATCATATATGTTTGTGATAGATGTGTATATAATCATCTATTCAACATATCTTTTGGTAACAACTTGCCTGTCAATTCACCTAGTTTTCTATTAGTAACTTCACCTGGTTCACGGGAGAACCAACCTGTTGCTATGTACTTTGATATACTACCTGTCAGGAATGCTCCTCTATGCACATGTGTGTACGCTGCTGGCCATAATACTATTGTACCTTTCTTCGGTTGTAATGATATTTCTTGATGAAAGAAATCAGTTGCACCACCATTCTCAGGTGGTATATCATTCAAATATATCATCCATGTCACAACTCTATCTCTGTAAAGGAAACTACCATTCTCTGAATGCCATATATGATATCCACCACCAGAGTTTGTCTTCTGTATTTTACATGTCCATGAAGAAACAGGATCACATGAGTCTAAGATACCCTTATACTTATCAGCATATATTTCAAAGGCACCACCCACTGCTTGATTGATTTCCATAGCAAGAGCAGGGTCTGCAATCTCAAGATATAATTGTTCATCTTTTCTACCAAGAGCACCTTCCTTTGGAAATTGTTTACCACCCTCACCCATTGGATTGAGAGTGAGATCTCTACCGTTGAATGATGTGACCTTGATTTCTACATCATCTTTCTTTATATGTTTTTTTGAATGCCAGAACTCAAAAGAATCTATGACAGAATCACAAAACTCCCACTTCACAAAATTATCAAACACACCTATGGCACCATGATCAACCATGCCTTTGAATTCTGGTTGTTTATAGTCATCAATTATTACTTCGGGCACCATGGGTTGCTTCCTCCTTTCCTTGATTAATGTAGACTGCTGGTGGTATTCTACCACAATATTCATCTAGTGTCATCACTTCTTCTATCTTCACATCAGCACCTTGTTCTCTCCAGAAATCTGTGAGAGCATGATTACTATTCTTATGAAAAATTTCTATGTGTTCTTCATGTATAGCAGAACCCATGTCTAACCTATAGTTGAACAATGGTGTGGCATATGATTTACCACTGTCAAGAATCAAATCTTCGGAGACTGCTCTTGGTCTGATGTTCTGGTCGAGTTTCCACTGCGTTTTTCTTTGATGAAGTTTAAGGAGTTTAGTTGCATGATGACGAGTAATAAGGTAGCAAGCAGCAGAAAAGTCATTGATAAATCTATGGTGTATTTTTAAGGTTATACCATTAGGATTTATAATTGTCAATTGCAGACAGTCAAAGTTGATAGGTAATCTTTTTCTTACATCTCTCCATGTAAAATTCCAATTACATGCAAGAGATAAATCTACATCATCTTCCATGATAATTATCTCATCATGATCAGTCTCCTCGATAAAATACTTGATTGCTGATAAGTGTGACATGACACATGCTATCTCACCATCATTCATGTTTTGTGGCACGGTGCCTTTGAGATAAGACTCATACTCTGCACCATCAATACCAGAAATTCTATGATGATTTTCTATCTGCCAGTAATCAAACTGCTTCTCCATATATTTTTTTCTCTCTGGAAATCTATCAAGGTTTATCCACAGAACTGGAGGAAAGTTTGCTAACTTATGTACTGCTTTATTTCTATCCATTTCTTTCTTTAGTATAATCTATCTCCTGATAATATTTGGTGAGAGATTCTTTACCTTTTACTTTCAATGTCTCCCATAACTTTTTATTATCTTCACAATATGGATTATTAAACCATGAGTTTTTTGTGCGACCATGTTCTAGATGATAAACATACTCATGTATTCTACCAACACTTGATAGTAAATTGAATCTAAAGTGCCTCTCATCGTCTTCATATCCATACGCTACAAAATTTTCATTCTCACCACCCAATCTCTTATACTCCTCAGTGTCAAAGAATTGACAAAATCCATACTTAGCATCCCACTGTCTCATGTGACCATTAAAGTATTCAAAATTGAATCCAGAGTTTATAAAATTTGTTACCTCATTGTCACCAACATGACATTGGAATTGATAATTACCAAATCCATATGGGTATATAACTTTCACAGGTTTAGATCCTTCTGCGTCAGGATGTACCCACCCCTTTGATATCATATTTGTTGCATTGATATATGATTCGAGAGGTAATAATATATCACTATCATAATTTGCTACAACTGGTGT